TGCAGAGTCCACTTGTATGAAACGAGGCTAAAGAATTTAAATGTCCGTTCTCACAATAAGGACATTTAAACACTAACTGGTGTACTCCTCTGTCTGCGTCACTCTCACTCACACCAGTTAGGAACTGAGGGACTAGTAAGACTTCTTACTAGTCCCTTCTTTTTATAAGTAGTACTGGAGTATTAATAATGGTAAAACCAAATACAAGTTTTGAATTATCAATTAGAGATATAGAAATAATAGAAATAGCATTAAGAGCAAAAGCAGGACGCAGAGGAATTGCTATTGCACAAGGAGAAACATCTCCTCAACTTAAAGAAGAGATGCACGAAATACAAAAATTACTAGGAAAAATACATAATCAAAAAAATTATTATGCCAAATTTAAAGATGGCACAACCTATGTGAGTGGATAAAAATGGAAGATGGTTATACAGAATATGGTTATCGAGGATTAACAGAACTAAAAGCAAAAGACGAAGAAATTGCAAAACTTAAAGAAGAGGTTGGCGAACTAAAACATCGACTGCAACTAATGGAAAATCACGCTAACAATCTTCAAGCAAAAGCAAGTATACCTCGCTATTGACAAACGTCAACTTAGAGCATACAATTAAAATATGAAAACAAAACTGATTCTCAAAGATGAAGTCAACTGTAAGTTTGAAGGTTTGGCTTTAACTACTCGTCGTAAACTTGAAAAGAAACTCAAGTTTTTCTTACCTTATGCATTTCATGTACCAGCATACAAGTTAGGTAGATGGGATGGATGTGTAGGATACTTTACCATGGGTGGCATGACATTTGTAAACTGTTTGCCTCATATCCTCCCCGTACTCGAAGAAGAAGGGTATTCAATTGATATAGAGGACGAGAGAGAATCACATGATTTTCAATTTGATTTAGTAACTGAAGATTTGTTCCGAGACAGAGTCTGGCCCAAAAAACATCCAGCCGCTGGTGAACCAATAGTATTGCGTGACTATCAAGTAGCAGTTATAAATCAATTCTTGCAAACGCCACATTGTTTACAAGAGATAGCAACTGGTGCCGGTAAAACACTAATTACCGCGGCATTGAGTTACAAGTGTGAACCCTATGGTCGAACGATAGTCATAGTACCCAATAAGGATTTGGTAACGCAAACTGAAGCTGATTATATAAACTTGGGTCTTGATGTAGGAGTCTATTTCGGTGATAGAAAAGAGTTGGGTAAAACTCATACCATATGTACTTGGCAGAGTTTAAATGTTCTGGAGAAAAGATTCAGAGACGGACTGAGCGACAGTGGGTTACACGATTTTGCGGAGGGTGTTGTATGTGTTATGGTAGACGAAGTTCATCAGGCTAAAGCAGACGTATTAAAGAAACTGCTAACTGGTGCATTTGCCAATATTCCAATTCGTTGGGGACTAACAGGTACAATACCCAAAGCAGACCACGAACGATTAAGTTTAGAAGTTAGTTTAGGGGAAGTAGTAAACAGTCTAAGTGCTCATGAACTACAAGACATGGGTGTACTAGCTAACTGTGATGTTAATGTGCTACAACTGCAAGACAGTGTTAGTTACGGAGACTATCAAAGTGAACTAACGTATCTTACAACTAATAAAGACAGACTGGACTATATGGCTGGGATGATACAAACAATGGCACAAGCAGGCAATACACTGGTACTAGTAGACAGACTCAAAGCAGGAGAAGGACTGGTAGAACGTTTAGGTGAAGATACTGTATTTGTAAGTGGTAGTATGAAAAGTAAAAATAGAAAAGAAGAGTACGATGAAGTCAGTGACACTGATAATAAAATCATTGTAGCAACCTACGGAGTTGCTTCTGTAGGTATTAATATTCCTCGTATCTTTAACTTGGTGCTTGTGGAGCCTGGCAAAAGTTTTGTTAGAGTTATACAAAGTATAGGTAGAGGTATAAGAAAAGCACAGGATAAAGACCATGTACAAATATGGGATATAACCAGTAGTGCAAAATTTAGCAAGAGACATTTGACTGAGCGAAAGAAGTTTTATCGAGAAGCCAAGTATCCCTTTCATATTGAAAAGGTAAATTATAAATGACAAAAATATTGACAGTAGAAAATGAATCGTATGATTTGGATATGGTGCCCGAAGAAATAGAAGATATCAGATATTGTGTATTAGACTATAGCAACCCTAAGGAAGCGGATTATATTTTTGTACCTTTAGTGTTTTTAGAAAGTTTTAATAGTCCTGCGGCGATATTACAAGTAGGTAAACATCAAGTGAAAGTTCCCTTGGATTGGAGTTTAATAGTTTGTGATCCAATGGTTGGAGACCCAGAAGTATTACCTGTTACAAGTTTAAATGATAGAGGATTCAAAGCCTTTGTATTCAATCCACTTACAGGTTTTCTTCCAGCATTTACTGAAATTGAAATAGTAAACATATATCAGGAAGTAAAGTGGTACTTTCCAAAACTAAAGTTTGGACATATACTTACAGTGCCTTTAGAAGATAAGCCTAACAGTCCTTGTATATTTTTTGTTAAAGAAACAAACAAGATACCAGATGTATTAAGTACAGAGGATTTATGGTAAATGAAGGCTGGTAAGATATGGGGACAAACCGAACTTATTCATGCTAACGGTGTACTAGAGTTTCATCGTATTAAATTTAAAGCTGGCTATAAGTGTAGTGAACACGAACACAAATACAAATGGAATGGATTCTATGTAGAGTCTGGTCGTATGCTTGTTAGAGTTTGGCAAGAAGACCAAGGATTAGTTGATGAAACAGAACTGAATGCAGGTGAATTTACACAAGTCAAACCTGGCAAGATTCATCAATTTGAAGGATTAGAAGATGGAGTTGCATTTGAACTGTATTGGGCAGAATTTAATCATGACGATATTGTTCGTCGAACGGTTGGGACAAAAGTATGAGAGGACAAAGACGGTGGTTAAAATTATGGAGTAGAACAGTAGGCATGCCCGTTGGTCTCGATGATGATGACAAGCCAGAGTTTTTGCCTATTACACAAGATGATGTTCATAAAGCATTATTGTTTAGAACATTTTGGATTGTCTTGCATATTTTAACATGTGGCTTTATAATAATTGGTAACGGAAGGGTATTAGGATTATGGTAGAATTGACACCTGAAATATCAGATTTTATGGATACAGTCAAAAGAATTGACAAGTATTCAAATATAGATTATATAACTCCACTTATGGAACATTTTAGTTTTTCAGCAGAACAAGCAGAAGAAGTAAGAATGCAATACGTTACAGAAATATTCAAACGTATACCAACGGAAAATCAACCTAGTGATTGGGACGATGAAACTATGTTGAATAGATGGGAATAATGGATAAACTTAGTATCAAAGAAGAAATGAGAGCAATAGACCAACGTGATAGAGGTTGGTGGGATAGCTTGACTGAAGAAGAACAAAAGAAGGTTAGTATCTTTGTACTGATGCGTTATACCAGTGCAGTACAAACTAAGAATCCAGATATAGAATATCATTATTTGGCACTTACTAACGAGCTTGTAAACAAGCACTATAACATCTTAAGACGTGACGTTCAACTACAACATAAGTTGTTACAGTGTGTTGGGTTGGGAAGCAATCAATTTCATCCATGGATACCTACTAGCAAGAAACGAAAAGGTAAAGGTGGGAAACTAATTAAATGGTTACAAGAACTGTATCCGATATACAATGATGATGAGCTAGAACTGTTGGTAGCTAATAATGATAAAAAAGACTTTGAAAACATAGCCGAAGAAATGGGTATGGATAAAAAGCAAATCAAAGAGTTATTCAAGTAATGGAAGAAACAACATGCACAGACTGTCGTATAGCAATAGGCAAAGACGGCATTGAAATTGATGCAAGCCAAGGAGATCTTGCTTTAGAGTCGCTTGTATTGACTGTTATAGTGTTTGTAATAGCGGTTTTGTATGTAGGTAAGAAAACTGTGGATAAAAAGTTCAAATGACAACAGCCGAGCAACTGGTAACACAACTAGGAAATATACAAGTGACAAAAGGCAAATATACTTGTGAATATTGTAAGAAGAGTTTTCAAAAAGAAAGCACACTATTGGCACACAGTTGTGAAAAGAAAAGACGCTGGCAGGCAAAAGATAACCAAGAAGTCTTGGTAGGCTTTGCTAGCTATGATTTGTTTTACAGAATAGAAATGCAAAGCAAGCCCAAAGAATATAAAGACTTTGTAGACAGTCAATACTATACAGCTTTTGTAAAGTTTGGTGCATATTGTTTGAACACCAAAGTTATTGATCAAGAGCAGTTTACACGTTGGTTAATAAAAAACAAAGTTAAACTAAAAGATTGGCCCACTGACAAAATGTATTTGTTATTTGTGCAGGATCATTGTAAACGTGAAAGTGTAGAACGTGCATTAGAACGTTTTGTTGAACATGCAAGTGCAACAGATTACTTTGATACCTTTTGGGAAAGTGCAAATGGATACCTAATTGCTGATTGGGTTGAAATGGGAAAGATTAGTCCATGGCTACTTATTAGTAGTAACAGGGCACAAACTGCATTAGAAACAATGCCAACTGAATGTATGACTAGGATTGCAAATTGTATAGACGCTGATTATTGGGGTAAGAAAAGACAAATGAATCCGCATGATGCACATTTTATAGGAGAGATGATAGATGGAAATAGTTGATAATTTTCTACCTCAAGATCAATTTGATCTACTAGTTAACCAATGTAACTCGCTACAGTTTCGTATTAACAATGGTGTAAGTGGAGAATCCGAAGGTACTGATAAACATGATTGGCAACTGTCGCATTGGTTTTATCAACTACCATTTGAAATAAACAATGAAACTTTTTATATGATGACTGATATACTTAGAAAACTTGACCCTACTATATTGTCTAGAGCCAAGTTGAATATAAACTATAATACAGAGATCATACATGAACATGGATACCATAACGACTGTGATAAAAATCAAATGCATATTTTTGAGAGTGCAGTTTTTTACCTAAATACAAATGACGGGTATACAAAATTTGAAGATGGTAGTATAGTAGAGAGTGTAGCAAATAGACTAGTTAAATTTCCTGCTAGTTTACGGCACACAGGAAGTAGTTGTACAAACGCAAAATATAGAATGGTTTTAAATTTATTATACATACCACAAAATAAGGAAAACAAATGAGTTTGCCAGATATTGATATAGATTTTGCAGACAGAATACAAGCACTAGAATTGTTCAAACATACGCCAGCTAAGTTAAAGCAACGCAAGCATAATACAGGTGTATATTTTCACAGGGTACCAAGCAACCCCTTTACCAACATTTGTACTGTTGAACACACAGAAGCTGATGAACACGAATTTTTTAAACTGGATTTGCTGAACGTTAGCATATACAAAGACATAAGAGATGACGATCATCTCAGAGAACTAATGGAAAGGGAACCAATATGGGAGTTGTTAGCTCACGAAGACTTCGTAGAAAAAGTCTTTCATGTGTCAGGACACGACAATCTGTTGAAACAATTGAAGCCACAGTCGGTAGAACAATTAGCGGCGACACTAGCGATCATCAGACCAGCCAAACGTCATCTACAAGACAAAGGGTGGCCAACGATAATGAAAGAAGTTTGGGTAAAACCAATAAGAGACAATAAAGCCTATTACTTTAAAAAGGCTCACGCAGTTAGTTACGCAATGGTTGTGATTGTACACATGAATTTGTTATGTGAACAATTACATTCTGCGGACTAGTTGTATATTTCTACGTTTTACTCTCTTTTGAATAATATTATTTAAACTGATTGTAGGACCATGTAGCACTTCAAAATCTTTGATGCTAAATGTAAGTAGACAACTTTTAAATTTCTCAAAATTTGTTTTAAAGATTATGTTAATGGGTATCATTCTATTGGTGCCCCACCACCATTCTTCACCAATTTCTAAAAACTCTTTTTTATCGCCACTATCTTTGATATTTTCAAAGTTGTACATACTAGCTAAGTTGTTATCCATATTTTGGATAATACCCACATATTCGTTTCCGCCATACTTAATAAGTGTTAAAAATGGAAACTTGTCTAATAAGTCCTGATATTTTTTAGGAATGTTGTTCATCATATATACTTAGTCAAATAAATAGTAGTAAGGATTAGACACATGTATCAAGCAACAGTATATCAATATAACCAAAGAGCTGACGCTCTTGTACCTGAAAGAAGAGGTACTAGCTATTACGGACCTGACAATCATAAACCATTGATTGCATACAGAGGACTTAATATCGAATACGATTTTTTTGTCAAAGATACTGATCGCAAACCCCAGTCATTGGAAAATAAAATTTATACTGCTACAATACTTGATAGAGATACTAAATCTGGTGTCCTTATCAAAACATTGGTCCCTGCTGATTATGCAAAAGGACAACTTGTACTCAAGTTAGACCATGAAGAAACGTTACTATTAGACGCTAAGTTATATGATCTCGTAGTTACTTATAAGATTACAGATGTAGTAGGAAGCTACGGCGGAACTAGTGATCAAAACAGTAGAGTTACTTTTGTATTAGAAGTTAGAAATGGTGCTGTAGCAGAACTTAGACCTAGTGAATCGGACAGTAGTTTTACTCCAAATGGTGATGATCGTTTTAGTGGTAGATTAACAGGTCCCGTACTTAACAATAGTAAAAGTGGATTGAATACTATACAAGTATATTACACAAATTATACAGGTGTATATACAATACAAGCAACACTAAATTTACAACCTACAGATTCTGACTTTTTTGATGTTACTGGACAAACTTATACAGTGAGTGGTGCTACCGCAGTTGATTATCATACATTTACAGGTATGTATACTTTTGTTAGGCTAAAGCACACACCAGCAGTTGGTAATGCAGGAACACTTGACAAAGTCGTTTACAGAAGTTAATATTAAAACATGATAGTATTGGACTTTATTCGTCAGCAAATGCCTGGTGGCTGGAAACAAACTCCTAGTGGCTGGATTAGTGGTAACTGTCCAATGTGTGCTACTCGAGGACATAGTCCAGATAAGCGTGGTAGAGGAGGTATAAGATTTGAAGATGAGAGTTTTCAGTACAACTGCTTCAACTGTGGATTTAAAACAGGCTGGAGTGATGGGAGGCGTATTGCAGGTAAGTTAAGTGATTTGCTTAAAGTATTTGGAACAGACGAAAGTGACATACAGCGTATTAACTTTGAAATACTACGTGAACAAGAAGCAAATGATATTGCTGGACAATATATATCCAAAGAACGTGTAGAAAAATTTAAAATAAATTGGGAAGAAAAACAACTACCACAAGACAGTTATCCAATAGGTAGTTATCCACTAGAAACACTAGATAAAAAACAACTGGACAAACTTAGTTTAGCATGTACATATCTTATGAAACGTGGATTAGACTTTTATGAAGATTGGTATTGGTCACCACATATGCATTTTAGTAGTAGAGTGATATTGCCTTTTAGATATAAAAACAAAGTAGTAGGCTATACAGCAAGATGGGTACCAGAACATAGACCCGAAGCAATGCCCAAATACTATTTGCAACAACAAAAAGATTTTGTGTTTAATTTGGATGCACAAAAAACACATGATACTATAATTGTTACAGAAGGACAACTGGATGCAATACAAGTAGGAGGCGTTGCACTTGCTGGAAATAGTCCTAGCAATAACCAATGCACTATTATAGAAGAATTAGAAAAAGATGTTGTATTGTTACCTGACTTTGATGCGGCAGGTATGGATACAATTAATACAGCTATCAGACGTGGCTGGAGTGTAGCATTTCCTGAATGGGAAGATGATATAAAAGATGCTAATGATGCAGTGATGCGTTATGGTAGATTGTTTACTGTACAGAGTATATTAAACAGTGTCGAAACTAGCGGCACTAAAATAAAAATACTTGCGAAAACAAGATGCAGGTAGTATAATAAAGGAATATTATGAGCGAAGATTACACATCAGACTTACAAAAGTTATATTTAGAATTCTTGTTGGCAGACAAGGATCTTTTTGTGCGGTGTAATGCTATCTTAGAAAGCAGTTACTTTGATAGACAGTTTAGAGATACTGTGGACTTTGTAAAAAAACATGCAGAAGAATATCAAGATGTTCCGTTATTGGAACAGGTAAAAGCAGTAAGTGGTTTAGAAATATCTGATGTAAGTGACAAACTGAGCAAAGAACACAAAGATTGGTTTATGGATAACTTTGAACAGTTCTGTAGACACAAAGCATTAGAGGCGGCGATACTTAAAAGTGCTGATAAATTAGAAAACAAAGAGTATGGAACAGTAGAAGGTATTATCAAAGCGGCAACAGAAATAGGACTTGCTAAAAACTTTGGAACAGACTATTGGGAAGATCCAGCAGGACGTATACAAAGTATTAAAGATAATAGAGGTCAAAATACAACTGGCTGGGAAACATTTGATAGAGTATTATATGGCGGATTTAATCCAGGTGAATTGAATATATTTGCAGGTGGCAGTGGTAGTGGTAAAAGTTTGTTTATGCAAAACTTGGCATTGAACTGGAGTTTGCAAGGAAAGAATGTAGTGTACATCAGTTTAGAACTCAGTGAAGAACTGTGTGCTATGAGATTGGATGCTATGCTTACAGGCATGAGCACCAAAGACGTAATGAAGAATAGTAGCGATGTTGAATTGCGTGTGAAGATGGCAAGTAAAAAAGCAGGCAGGCTACAAGTAATACAAATGAAAAATGGTAGTACAATTAATGACATTAAAGCATATTTGAGAGAATATCAGATACAAAATGACATACATGTTGATGCACTATTGGTTGACTATTTGGATCTTATGATGCCAATTACAGTTAAAGTTAATCCAAGTGATCAATTTATTAAAGACAAATTTGTCAGTGAAGAACTTAGAAACTTAGCAACTGAACTAGGAATACTATTTGTTACAGCTTCGCAATTGAACAGAAGTGCAGTTGATGAAATAGAATTTGACCACAGCCATATTGCTGGTGGTATTAGTAAGATCAATACTGCTGATAACTTGATCGGCATATTCAGTAGTAGAGCTATGCGAGAGCGTGGCAGAGTGCAAATACAGTTTATGAAAACACGTTCAAGTAGCGGTGTAGGAAGTAAATTGGATTTAAAGTTTAATATGGATAGTTTGCGTATACAAGACTTAGATGAAGATGAACAAGAAGATACAACTACAACTAGCATATATCAAAAACTTAAAACAAAAAGTAGTGTAGCACCAGCAGGAGAAAGTATTACAGAAAATAACCTGGATGCAAATCCACAAGTAGATGCAACGGATAGACTTAAAAATTTGTTGAGGAAAGCAGACTAGTATGATTAGACTAATAGCTAATAATGAACTGGATATACTGAGCGGTGATCCAGTACGTCCACACCTAAATAAGATAGATACAGGAAAACAAGTATATGTCTTAGATGACCTATCAGCAGTAATATGTGTTTGTTACTGTAAACAAGTACCGTTAACTGAAGAAGAATTAGAAAAATACAGAGATGACACTGGATCAGTTGTAGTGGCATATACTGTATGGAGTAGCAAAAAAGGCGCAGGGAGAGCCATTGTAAATGAATTGCTAGAAGTAATGTCAACCAAGACAGGAGTGGAAAGATTAGTAACACTAAGTCCACTAACAGAAATGGCAAGTAAATTCCATATCCGTAATGGAGCTAAAAGAATTAGTGAATCGGAGTGGTGTCAAAACTTCGAATACACTTTAATTTAATTTGCTGGAGTAAGGGTGTCGTTTACCTTATCTCTTTATATTTGTGATTCTGAACAACAAACACTGTGTTTAAAATTGAGTCATTATGTATGAGCCTAGTTTGAGCCTGTAATTTGTGTTTGCCTGCCATTGATGATTAACTCTTATTGTTAATGGATCCTCTGTTCATTCTCAGGATTCTGCAACTGCCATAAGTGCTGATCACCAATACTCCAGCAAAGATATTTACTAAATACTATTGATATGAAGCGTAAAACAAGATCAATTTTGGAAGAAATAAATGCAATGTCACCAAAACGTGACAAAAAGCACATTGTTGAATCCAATGGACAGCAAGTAATTGTTACAGCAATTAATTTGATTAATCTAATTAACGAAAGTTTCGATGTAGAAACAGCAAGTGATTTAAACAAACGATTGATCAATGCTATTAGAACAAAAGATCCTAAAAAGTTCGCTCGAGGTATTGGTAAAGTAGAATGAAAATTAAAGAAATCCTAAGCGGAAATAAGAAACGAAAAAGACGTGGTAGTCGTTTAGACAGAGTTAAAGGTTCTAGTTTAATTAAAAAACTTAAAGAAGGTGGAAAAATATTTCCCAATGCACAACCTTTTGACCATATAAAAATTCCAGCTCTAATGAAACAAATTAACAGTGTACTATCTAAGACAGGTGCTAAAGCTATTCCGATCGGCAGTGGTGCTACACCTACTAAAGGCAAAATTAGTGGCGACTTGGATATGGTAGTTGACATGGATCAACTAAAGCAACACTTCAATATGCAAGATGCTGAAGATAAAATTATTAGACAAAAATTAGAACAGTTGTTTGGGCTAGCAGGATTTACTACAAAGAAGAGTGGTACTAGTGTACATGTAGAAGTGCCAGATGGTAACGCAACTCGTCAAATTGATATTATGGTTGTACCTAATGCAGAAACAGCCAGCAAGTTTCATACACATGCAATTCCACAAGGTAGCAAGTTTAAAGGTGCAAACAAAATGATAGCAATAGCCAAGTTAGCAAGTTATCAAGACAAGTTATGGTCACCTTATCAAGGATTGTTTAGCAGAGATGCAAATGGTAAGAAAGCTGATTTTATATCCAGTGACTTAGACGAAATAGCAAGAACATTATTAGGCCCTAATGCCTCAGGAAAAGATTTAGGCAGTGTCGAATCCATTATGGCGGCATTGGGTAAAGAAAAAGGTGATGCGTTGCTAGCTGACTTGCGTAGTGGATCAGGCTGGAAAGAGCTTGAATAATGAGAGCCAATCAATTTCTAACTGAAGCTACTACTAAAGGTAGAGAGTACAATCACTTAGAAGACCTAGTTACATTTGAAGGTAGCAGAGGTGCATTAAAAGCCGCAGAGATACTAACACGACTAGGACAAGATTCCAAAGACGTTAGCATCAAGTGGGACGGTAATCCAACTATATTTTGGGGAAGAGAACCAGACGGTCAATTTGTAATGACTGGTAAAAACGGTTGGGGCAAAAACAAAACAACCAGTAGCGGAGAGCTACAAGACTTTATTATGAATACAGGTAAAGGCGAAGACTGGCGTAAAGATTTTGCTGGAGAAATGGCAGGCGTGTTTGAGATACTAGAAGCTAACACACCTGCTGATATGAAAGGCTATGTATACGGAGATCTACTGTATACGCCACGCAAACCAGTTACAAGTTCACAAGCGGGCTTGCAGTTTACACCTAACAAAGTTACATATACTGTTGACCCCAACAGTGAGTTAGGCAAGCGTATAGCGGGCAGTACATTGGGTGTAGTAGTACACACATACCATGATGCATTTGGAGATAAGACAGGTACTCCGATCAAAGACACAAAGAGTATCAATAGTAATGCGGTAGTTGTACTAGGGCAAACATATGTAACACATCAACCCAAAGTTGATACAAGTGCAGTTCAGGATATAGTTAGTACGGCAAATGCGAACGCACAAATAATAGAC